CTCGGTGATACCCCGGTCATCCGCCGGAAAGTTGGCGAGACGCTGACCGCCGCGCTGCGCATTGACACCGGCGGGCTATCAGTGCACTCGGCCGGGTGCGATGTGGTATACCCGGCGGTGCTGAAGTACCGGTCAAGCGTGGCCGGCGAAGTGTGGACGCGGGTGGGCGTCAATAATTACCCGGCGAGCAATCTCGCCTACGTCGCCGCCGAACAGGACGGTAATGCGCTGACCGGTGACCTGCCGCTGGCGAGCGTCGTATTTGATTGCATCGCGCCGGGCGAGGGCCTGGTGCTGTCCACCGCCAATCGTAAGGCGATCTTGCGGGGCGACGACAATACCTACAAGCTGCACCCGACCGCTGGAGAGGATGGCGCGTTTGCCGTGGATCCCGCCGAGCCTGATGTGCCGGATGGCGCGGTGGTGATGTTTAAAATTATCGTGACGGAGTTACTATGAAACGCAAACTCCGCAAGGCCGACCGGAAAAAGCTGTCCCACGCGCTCTCCGCCGCGCTGGGCGTGGACGTGGTAGTGGAAAAGGTCATTGTGTGCCCGGAAATGCAGTACACCGGTCAATGGCTGCACTGCACCGGGCGAGAAAAGCTAACGCTGACTGTGAGGGAAAAATGAGCCGCTTACGAGAGCTGTATGACGCCGCGCACCCATACCGCGCGGAAGCGCCGACGCTGACCGAAATCATGGACTGGGCCGCTACCGAGCTGTACCGCGCGCAGGGCTGGCGCAATGATGGCCCACGCTTTACCGAGGAAGGCGCCGAATACGGCGACGCCGGGGACCTGAGCGACGCTGCCGTCGATGGTGAGCGCATCATGGCTGATCTTGTCGCCGAGGACATGCGTTTTGCGCACGCCCAGCCTGGCGCGCTGGATGACTGCGCCGAGGTCGAGGATCGCGCGCCGCGCCAAGAGCGCATCGAGACGCGGCTGAAGCGGGAGGGATGGCGATGAAGCCAATATCGCATGTCGAGTGCTGTGATTGCATGGAATTTATGGCGCGCTACCCGGACAAGCACTTCGAGCTGGCGATTGTTGACCCGCCGTATGGGATAGGTGAGGATGGAAAAAGTAATCACAGCAGAGGCAAATTGGCTATTTCTAAGCAATACACGCCTAAACGATGGGACAGTAAGGCACCAAATGATAAATATTTTGATATGCTTTTCGGTAAATCAAAAAATCAAATTATTTGGGGGGCAAATCATTTTTTAGCGAAAACATCAAGCTGTTGGATTGTCTGGGATAAAGATAACGGTGAAAATGATTTCGCTGATTGTGAACTTGCATGGACGAGCTTTAAAACAGCAACCAGAAAATTCACTTTTCGATGGGCTGGAATGTTACAACAGGACATGAAAAATAAAGAATATCGCATCCACCCAACCCAAAAGCCCGTTGCTCTCTATAAATGGCTGCTGCACAACTACGCAAATCCAGGCGACAAGATTCTGGATACCCACCTCGGCAGCGGCTCGTCCCGTATCGCTGCATGGGATATGGGCTTTGATTTCTACGGGTGCGAGCTTGACCGCGAATACTTTGATGCCAGCGTGGAACGATTCGAGCGGTTCCGGGCGCAGCTTAAATTAGAACTGGATGCCGTATGAAGCCTTATCGCTGCAAGGCGTGCTATGTCGAGCGCGCGACGGTGCTCTGCCGCGAGTGCCGAGCGCCGCTGTGCGATAAGCACAGCTATATCCGCGTGGACGGCAATAACGCCAGCATCACCAAGCATGCGCCGGTGCTCTGCCGCCAGTGCTATCAAGCCCGGCATCCGGAGGAGGTGGTATGACGAGAACCGCTATTGTTGCTGATCTGTTTTGCGGGGCGGGTGGAACCAGCACTGGTTTGATTCGTGCGGCCAGAGAACGGAAAATAACTCTCGACCTTATGGGGAGCAGTGCAAGCGCTGTAAATATCTAATAAAGATTGAATATCACGGCAGGAATTACTATAAGTGCCGCTATCGCAAAATAACAAGTGGAGCGGCAACAGACCATCGAGTCGGATGGCCAGCTTGCGCAAAATTCGAGGAGGATTTTAAAGGTGAAAATTGTCGCTGAAACTTTAACGATCGCGGCCCTGGTTATCTCGCTTGCGCTCGCAGCCTGGAGCAAAGGGAGAGCGGATGCGATCAAGGATTTTCGGACGCACCTCGGAGACAAAGGAGACGAGCTCGGGAGAGTCGGCCATCCGTACCGCGATTACTGGCATTTCCTTGACCAGATTCGGACTCTTGCGACGGCTCTCGCTGGCGCGAGTTATGCGCTCGAATCTGCTTTCGGATCTTGGTTCTTGGCTGTTTTGATCGTCGTCGTTCTCGTGCCTGTTTTTAAGCGGCTGATTTTCAATCTCGAATATTACGCGGATCCGGAGGAGCTGTACCGGCGAGAAATGATCCTTAAAATTTCGACGGGATCTAAGCGGCTCGATAAATGGCTCGGGTACCATAATTGATCAGGGAAAACAAATGAAAAGACAGGCTCCGTTCTGGATGGTCTACGTTCGCGGCAACAGAATCCCGGTTTTTGAGCACAAGAACCGGGAAGCAGCCGAGCGCGAAGCGCAGCGGATCGCTATAAAAGAGGGCAAAGAAACCTTTGTCCTTACCCCTATCGGGGGATATTTTCCAAACCCGGAACCTATCTTTATTACTGATTGTGGTGAATAATGGCCAACGGAGAGCGCGCCGAAAGGCGGATTGACCGTCAATGGTGGGGGAAGCGTCCGCTGGCCGATTATTCCCGGTCCTATCGTCCCCGCGTAAATAAATTCTTCAAGCGCCTGCTGCACAAAATTGAACGCAGGCGGGGTGAAAAATTAAAGGAGGAAATGTGGGAACAAACGCGCCAAGATTAAGCCCAAACTTAAAGGTAAAACCGATTCCTCCACCGCCTCCCCCTCCACGCATCCGCGGGTGCGGATGCGTGGGCTGCCTGATTGATGCTGTTTTGGTGCAAGTCGGGATCGACGAAACCGACGAACTGATAAATAAGATTTTGGGGCATAAGGAGGGATGATGAAAGAGGTTTACACTAAAATCGGCGAACGCTGGGTAAAGGGCAAGCAATGCCCGTGCGGTCAGATATTTAATGAAACTCCGCTGCATGTTTATGATCCGCCCTTTGCTCCAGCAGTCTGCCCGAAATGTGGCACAGGCAGAGGAAAGTTTCTGGATGGCGCTGTACTCGTAGAACGCGGCGAAACACGTGGCCTTTTCGGGATCAAGAAAAACGACAACTGGAAGCTGAAAGAATTCAAGGAATTCTAAACATGCCAGTATGGATCGGGATGATGGTGCCGGTGGCTGATGAATATAGAGAGCAGTTGACACCTGTTGTTATAGAGTTCAAGGCGGTCACTGCGGGTGCTGCCGGGATCACCATCTCCGATCTCCTGGCGACCCGCTATCGCGAAGACGTGTCCATCGAGCAATATAACACCGAATCTATACCCGCTTCCCTCGAGGTTGTGATGTCCGAGCCGTCAGGGAAGGTCGTCGTCAGGGTGGAGATAGTATGAGCGAGCCGAAAGACTACCTTCTTCTGAAAGCATATCTGTGCGGTCTTCGAATGGGATACCAATTGAGGGCAAGAGATGCAGCCCGGCAAGAAGCAGCTGAGCGCCTGGAAAGACAGCCAAAACCGGATCCTGAGAAGGAGGCCAGGATTGCCAGGATCTTTGCATGGGCCCGGGGTGAGGTATGAGGCTAAACCGCAGGTTCCGCAAATCCGAACGTAAGCGCATGGCACAAGTTCTTGGTGAACTGCTCGGCCGTGAGGTTTCAGTTGAGAAAATTGCTATTTATAAGGAAATCGTCTCAGCACCGGGACGTCTGCTGGTCACGGGCCGTGAAAAAGTGGTCCTGATAGTGCAGGAAAAATGAACTCCCGGCCCCGGTCTGCAATATTGATTGAGCGGCTCGAATGGCTTTGTGAGCGGATGTACGGGAAGTGGTGGCCCTGGTTTATGTACCGGATTCCGCCCAAGCCTCCTGGAAAAATTAAGCCGCGGCTGGATAAGTACGAAATCGAAGAACTGGAAAGGGAACTCCTGGAATGGTGGAATGGGGAGGAGGGCCCAAGGTAGCAGGTGGCATTACTTTTGCACTTGGCGAAAAAACGGATAAATGGCGCGTCTGATTGCAATCCTGGATACCGGAGAGACCTTTGAACTCCCTTATTATTTCGACCTCGATCTTCCGGTGCGGGAGCGTGATGCGGATATCGCCGCGGAGATGTTCCTTGAGCTGTTTCAGGGTCAGATCCGGAGCATGACTTTACTGCAGGAGTTCGGTGATGTCGAAAGGGAATGCGCACTTTCACGGCGTGATCTGGAATCGCTTCTCAAGGTGAACGACTGGAACCAGAAAAAGACTGCGGAGGCCATTGGCTGCTCTCCCTGGTCCCTGAATTATATGATCCACGATATCTACAAGATTGTGCCCCCGCCCGGGAAAAAATGGTCGAGGCACAAAAGGCAGTCACACGTTCGGAGAGAAGGCGGTTGCCAAGGTCCGAGGTTACGGCAAGCTGCTCTACGTCAAGAACGATCTTCGCGCACAGATGGCCGGGTTTGATTTCAGGCCGGAGGAGACAGACGCAGACCGCAATCTGGCGGTTCCGTTCGGACAAATGCAGGAGTTCAATCTTGTATAGCAAATTAGGCTGTGGTAATGGCTAAACCCAAAAAAACTGTTGATCAGATTATCGCCGCCATAACCGGTTCACGCGGCATTAAGGTCTTAATTGCCAAGAAGCTCGGCGTGAACCGGCAGACAGTTACCAACTATATCGAGAAATATAAGACCGTCGCCGATGCCTACGACAGCGAAATCAATTCTTTCGGCGATGTAGTCGAGATGGTCATTATTACCGATATAGAGACCAATCGCAGCGTCGAGACGGCCAAATGGTATGCAAAAAACAAACTCAAAGACAGAGGGTACACAGAACGCCAGGAATACGATCACTCTGGCTCCGTTGCCGCCCCAGCCACCTTCCTTGAATGGATGAAGATTGAGGCCGAGCGCGCTGACAAAAAATAGCCCAGCCGAGTACCGCGCCGACTGGAACGCATGGATCCGCGACGTGCTTGGCGCGCGCCTGGATCGGGAGCAGCGCAGCATCGTCGAAAGCGTGCAGCATAACCGGCGCACCTCTGTTCGCTCGGGCCATGCTCGCGGCAAGGATTTTACCGCGGCCTGTATTTCGCTGGCGTTTCTCTACCTACATCGGCCGGCGAAGGTAATCAACACCGCGCCGACCGGACGCCAGGTAACAGCGATCATGATGTCGGAGATTAGCCGGTTGCACGCACAATCCCGCATCCCGCTCGGCGGCGAGATACTGTCCGAGCAGATCAAGACCGGGCAAGACGATTGGTTTCTGATCGGATTTAAGGCGGGCGACAAAAAGCCCGAAGCCTGGACCGGGTATCACTCGCCGAATATCCTTGTCGTCGTAACTGAAGCATCGGGTATCCCCAAGGAGACCTTTGACGCCATCGACGGCGTGCTGACCGGATCACTCTCGCGCCTCTTGATCGTATTCAACCCCAATCGCACCTCCGGGGAGGCTTATCAGAGCACGAGGTCGCCGCTCTACTCAAAGCACAAACTCTCATGCCTGCGAGCGCCGAATGTTCGTGCAAGGAAGATCCTCATCCCTGGCCAGGTCGATTATGAGTGGGTGGCGGAAAAACTCGAGAAGCCCGGATGGGTAACAAAGATCGAGCAGGATGAGGCTGACCCCATCGACTTTCACGATTTCCGGTTTGAGGGGCAATGGTACCGCCCGGGTGACCTGTTCCTGGTCAAGGTTATGGGTGAGTTCCCCCGCGAGAGCGAGGACCAGCTTTTTCCGCTCTCCTGGATAGAAGCGGCCAATCAGAGGTGGGAGGATACACAGCCTGAATCCGTTGACGGCCCGCTTTTACTGGGCGTAGACATTGCCGGCATGGGAAGAGACGCAACGATATTCTCACCCAGGATCGGCGATTATATCGGAAAGCTAATGGCCTTCAGCAAAGCTGATCACATGGTGTCTGCTGGAAGGATTAAAAATATTCTAAAGCCAAAGGACACCGGCTTCATCGATACAATTGGTGAGGGCGCCGGCGTTCATAGCCGCCTGATCGAGCAGGGCGTCAATTCAATTTCAGCAAAATTCAGCGAATCGGCTGAGGGCGTGAGGGACGCAACCGGAGAGCGGGAATTCCTGAATTCCAGGGCGGCCTGCTACTGGCTTTTACGTGATGCCCTGGATCCGCGCCTGGGTGGAAAGCTGGCACTACCACCGGATGATGAGCTCACCCAGGAGCTGACCGAGATTCACTGGACCGTGCAGTCAAACGGCAAGATCAAGATCGAGCCCAAAGAGGATATCAAGAAACGCATCGGAAGAAGCCCGGACAAGGCTGACGCCGTTGCCCTGACATTCTATCCTTTCCGGCGTCAGACACGTTTCGGTTCGGCATCCGGAATTATGCGGTGATTTTACATCCTGTAAGAGGAAAGGCCCAAAATGAGTTTCAGAGAAAAAGTTATCACAATCCTGGGTGGCCAACCGACGCCGGCGACAGCCCAAACCCAGCCGGAACCCAGAAAATATGCAGAATCACAGATTGTCTATCGAAGCGGGCTATCAACGCCGTTTGACATGTACTTCGACCAGTACGCGCCGACAAAACAGGTGATGATGATCTATGACGTTATCCGTGAGGCGATCCCGTTGGCCGATGTGGCGATCCGCACCCGTGCGCGCATGCTCTCAGGGATCCGCCTGGATGGGTTGGGCAACCCCAGAGTACAGGCAGCGCTTGACGATATATCTCGGGTTCGCGTCGGCTGGTTCCAGCGCGGCATCAATACTATGATCGAGCAAGTGGGCGACGCTGCCCTGCACAAAGGGTTTGACGTGTTTGAGCTGGTCCCGGAAGTGGATAACAAGTCCATTAATCGCACGGTCATCGGAGTCCCGGACAGGTTCAGGATCAACGCCGACAAGCCAGGTATGCCGGTCATCGAGCAGGAGGTCACGCCAGGCTCTTACCTGCCAATGCCGCGGCAAGATTTACTCTTCCTGCAGATATTTGGCACATCTACCGGCGGACATTACGGCCGGCCGATCTTCGCGTCCTGCCCCTTCATCGCCAAGATCATTGTGCGCATTCTGACGGCCGTTGACGCCGTGGTTTGGCGGTTTGCCGATCCCACGATAGTTTCAGTGCTCAGGGGCGGAACTGCTTCTGACCTCGACGATGTCGCTGCTGCGGCTACCGGCTTTGGAACTGAGCTATCCAAGGCTATGGCAACACGCAAGTCAGGCGGAGTCTATGATGTGCAGGTCGGTGTCCCCGCAGACGGCGAGTTCAAAATCATCCTGCTTGGGGCTGACGCCAAGCCAATC